GTTCCGGACCACGCGCTCGACATGCACACCAGCAGAGGCAGGGGCATGAAGCGCGGGCCTTCCCACTTCTGGACGGAAGGCGTAAAGCTCGATCGTGCAAGCGGCCTCACCAACCCCTATCACGACGAGGCAGTGAAGTTAAGAACAAGGCAGTTGGCTTTAGAGATGGAGTAGAAAAAGAAAAAGAGCGGGGAGTAACCAGCTCCCCGCTCACCCAAAACCAAACCCCTAGAGAAAGGAGTCTGTTATGTCAACTGTAACTGCTTTAAAAAAGAAAGTCAAGCCTGAGGAGGGAGGGTTCGATCTCGGCGCGGTCCTGGCCGGCGCAACCGTCCCCAAGGAGTCAAAGGCCAAGAAGTCCTCGGCCCCGGTCCTGGTCGTGGGTGATGATGTAAAGATACTCGCCACCCGGGTCCGCGAGGTCAAGGAACAACTCGATAGCGCGGAGTCGATGTATGAAACCCTCGGCGCCGAGTTGATCGGCAAGGTCAGCCCGCTGCGGGATGACCTGTGCAAGAAATCCTATCAGTCCTCGGTCAGGGTCCCGGACACGAAAGGCCTGTCCATCGGCATCTCCTGGGCGGACAAATATTGCGCGATCCCTCCCGAGAATGAGGACGCGCTGCGGGACCTTGCCGGAGAGACTTATGCCGATTACTTCACCAGCAGCATAGAGGTCAGTGTCCGCGACATCTCCGAGGAAAGTCTCACCGAACTCGTCAAGGCGGTCGGGCCTGAGCGGTTCGCCCGGTTCTTCTCCGTCACGAAGACCGTCAAGCCGACGACGCGCTTCACCATGGAGCAGTTCAATGTCTTTACTCCGGAACAACGACAGCAGTTCACCCTCGCCGGCGTGAAGCAGTTCAAACCGTCCATCAAGGTGAAGTGATGAAATACCTCTATCCCTGCAAACCGAACCCGCTGGCCGTCGATAGTCCGTTCTTGGATGAACTGGACAAGGACGTCCGTTGGATAGGCGAGATCAAGAAGAACGGATGGCGCTGCCTCGTCCATCGGGAGAGAGGGCTCACGCTCTGGACGCGGCACAAGACCATCATCACCGAACCACTCGAAGCGCTCCGGGACAGCCTCATGGCTGTCCCGGACAATTGCATGCTGGACGGAGAGCTGCTCCACTTCCGCACTCAGGACATCAAGGGCGTTCTTTATTTGTTCGATATCCTGGTCCACAAGGGCCGGCAGATCACCGAGCTGCCGCTTGCCGATCGTCGGAAGATCCTCGAGGAGGTCGCGGCGAAGCTCACCGGCATCGAGCTTGCCCGGCAGGTCCGTGTCGGGAAGAAGGCCCTTTACTATAGTGCTATTGAAACTCCGGTCAACGAGGGCATCGTGCTCAAGAAGCTGGATTCGAAGTATCTATTTTCCGAGAAGAGGTGTCCGCAAAATCCATTTTGGCTAAAAGTAAAGAGGCCAGAGGCCCACGTCTATGTGGGCAAGGATTAAACAAACCACAAAGGAGGTCTATTATGTCAACCGCAACTGCATTAAATAAAAAAATCACAATCACTACCGGGACCGCAACCCCGTCCATCGACCTTCACTACATCGGCGGCGGCAGCGACAAGGTCTATCACGCGGCAATCCGGCAATCAGGGGACGATACCTATATGGTCCAATTCGCATTCGGCCGGCGAGGGTCAAGCCTGGCATTGGGCACAAAGACGACCACGCCGGTTTCCCTGGACAAGGCAACCACCATATACAACAAGCTTGTTGCCGAGAAAGTTGGAAAGGGCTATCGGGAATCTCCCGGCATCAGCGGCAACATCTTCGGCCCCCCGGTACCGGCGGGCCAGACCGTGAATATTCCGCAGAAGGAAGCGAGCGGGGTGTTTCCGCAACTCTGCAATGAATGCATGGAGGAGGACGTTGGGCGACTGATCAAGGACCCGGCCTGGGGAGCACAGGAAAAGCTCGACGGGAAACGAAAGCTCGTTCGCCGCTCGAGCGAGGTCCAGGGCATCAACAAGAAAGGGTTCGTTGTTCCTCTGCTCCCGGAGATCATCCGGGCAATCGATGCACTCAAAGTCCCGGTGCTGCTCGATGGGGAAGAGATCGGGAACGTCTATCATGTGTTCGGACTGTTGGAGCTGACCGGTCGCGATCTTCGGGGCCTTTCCTATATCGAAACCTACTGGGTGCTCGAGAAGGTACTGCGTAAATCCCCCTCGGATGCGCTCTCCCTGGTCGAGCTCGCGACAACGGAAAAACAAAAGCGCGCGCTTTTCAATAAACTGAAGGCCGGCAACAAAGAGGGCATCGTGTTCAAACGGCTTGCGGCATCCTATTCCCCCGGCAAGCCGGCGAGCGGCGGCGACCATCTCAAGTTCAAGTTCTGGTCGGACGCTTCAGTGATCGTTCTGTCCGTAAACAGCAAGCGAAGCGTGCGCATGGGTGTTCTTACCTCGCCGGGCGGGACCACGGTCACGATCGGGAACGTGTCAATCCCGGCGAATTACGACATCCCGCGCGCCGGAGATATCATTGATGTCCGGTATCTGTATGCAAATCGGGGCGGTTGTCTTTATCAGCCCCAGTATCGCGGCAAACGGGATGATGTCGCAATGGAGGAATGTCTCGAGACGCGCATAAAGTACAAGGCATGAAGTAATGGCCATTCAATAGGATTGTTTCAAATTCCCGGCCGGGTATCTCCCGGCCATTTTTTATTAAAGATTTCAATTAGTCAGCCGATAAGACAACAGTTATAAGGTAAAAATCAATCCAAACTTTGATTTTTAAACTTGACATTCTCTGCATCGAATCGCTATTATATAAGAATACTGCATACAGGCTTATAGCGTTATCAGTTTATCAAATAAGGGAATTCCCATGGCACAACCACTGGAAAAAGAATTTAAGTATTATCTTGACCATCAGGATGAACTGGTCGAGAAATACAACGGAAAATTTGTGGTCATCAAAGATCTCAAAGTCATTGGCGCTTATGATGTTGAGCTGGATGCCATAAGAGAAACAGCAAAGCACTATGAGCTAGGCACCTTTCTCGTCCAGAAATGTGAGCCCGGAAAAGCTGGTTACACACAGACCTTTCATTCACGCGTAGCGTGACCCTTCTCAATGCCTCCCACCTTAGGACAAGCAAAAAGTTTCACGCTTCAACTTGATGGATTATCGAACGTACTGATAACGGCCGTTCATGTTGCCGAAGCCTTCGATCCGAAGCAGTATCTGTCGGGTGAAAATAGTGCCGGCAAAATGCCCCCTCATTCACAGTTTAAAGCTATATGGGATACGGGGGCGACTGGCTCTGTTATCACAAAGACGGTTATCGAACAATGCGGGCTGAAGCCCATCGGGATGACAGAAGTGCATACGGCCAATGGAGTTAGAAACAGCGAAGTTTTTCTTATCAATATGGTACTCCCTAACAAGGTCGGGTTCCATAACATAAAGGTCACGGAAGGCAGCATCGGCGGAGACGTTCAGGTACTCATCGGCATGGATATTATCTGCCGAGGAGACTTCGCGCTGACGCATAAGGACCAGAAAACTACATTCTCATTTCGCTGGCCATCAATCGAATGTATAGACTTTGTTAAACAAACTAATGAGGCGAACATAAGGATGGCGTCTCGTGGGCCGGGAGTAATTGGCCCCAGCATTGGTTCTCCTTCAGTCGGAAGAAATAGTCCGTGTCCGTGCGGCAGCGGGAAAAAATATAAAAGATGTCATGGGAAGTAATGAGTTGTCTATAACGTCGAGTTTAATTCAAAAGGCCGGACAATCTCCGGCCTTTTTTCGTTATCCCAGGACCTTCCCGGCCATCATCCCTCACAGGCAACCCTCGACTACCGGCTCCCTTCATTCGACGCATAATCGGCCTGTCTACGCATGAATAGAATTGCACCTTGCCATATCTTAACGAGTTATATATAATGAATTCGGTGATGACGTGATGCAGTAAAAAGCGGGGGCTGATGTGCGCACTCTATATTTCGGCGATAATCTGACCATTCTCAGGGAGTCTATCGATGACGAATCGGTTGATCTGATTTACCTGGACCCTCCGTTTAATTCCAATCGGGATTATAATTTGCTGTTCAAATCGCCAAAGGGGCACGACTCCGAAGCCAGCATTACAGCCTTCGAAGATTCTTGGCATTGGGGCGAGCAGGCCGAGCGCGAGTTTGCGGAAATACTTCATGGAAAAAATACACAGGTTGCCGAGGTCATTCAGGCATTGCGCCGGTTCCTTGGCGAAAATGACATGATGGCGTATCTGGTAATGATGTGTAATCGTCTGCTGGAAATGCGCCGCGTCCTTAAACCATCAGGCAGTCTTTATCTTCACTGTGACACATCGGCCAGCCATTACCTGAAGATTGTACTCGATGGAGTTTTCGGAGCCACCAACTATCGGAACGAGATATCATGGAAGCGTAGCCAGCCGAAAAGCCATTCCACCGTAAACTTTTCTAATTGCCGAGATATCATATTACGCTATACAAAGACCGACAAAGCGTATTTTTTAAAAGTGTATGGAGAGCACGACCCGGAATATCTGGAGACGTTCTATAAGCATCACGACGAAAAGGGCCGCTACCGGCTCGGAGACTTGACGAATCCTAACAAGAACAGGCCAAATCTTACATATGAATTTTTAGGTATAACCAGGGTTTGGAGATGGACTAAAGACCGGATGCAGAAAGCCTTTGATGACGGTCTGATAGTCCAAGGCAAGCCGGGAACGGTCCCGCAGATGAAGCGGTATCTGGATAATATGCACGGGCAACCAATAACCGACAACTGGGACGATATCGAACACCTTCACGGCAGCAGCGCGGAGACGATGGGATACCCTACGCAAAAACCCCTTGCCCTATTGGAACGCATCATTGAGTCTTCTTGTCCGGTGAATGGCCTTGTGCTCGACCCATTCTGCGGGTGCGGGACCGCGGTTCACGCTGCAGAAAAGTTGGGTCGGGGATGGATAGGAATCGACATCACGCACCTTGCTGTAAGTCTGATTGAAAAGCGCATGCGGGACGCTTTCCCAGGTCTTAAGATTGAAGTGCATGGAACTCCAAAAGATTTGGACGGAGCGATAGATCTGGCAAATCGGGACAAGTATCAGTTCCAATGGTGGGCCTGTTCGCTGGTCAACGCTCAGCCATATCAGGGAAAAAAGAAAGGCGCGGACAGCGGCATTGATGGTCTTATCTTTTTTCAGGACGATAAGGGAGCTGCGAAAAAGATTATCGTGTCGGTTAAGGGTGGTGAGCATATAACGCGGACGATGATCGCTGACTTGAAAAATTCAGTTGAACGTGATAAAGCGCAGATCGGACTATTTGTGACTCTCGTGGCGCCCACAAAACCGATGATTGCGGAAGCGACAAGCGCGGGCTTTTATGAGTCGCCATCCCACGGAGCCTTTCCGAAAATACAGATATTGACGATAGAGGGATTGCTCGCGGGATCAGAAACGCCGCGTTACCCCGACTTGTCTCGTGGTGGGGTGACGTTTAAGAAAGCAAAAAAAGAAGGCGCCGGGTCTAAGCAGCAAGAGCTTCTTTAGAGAGTGTATGATGACGAAACGGAAGCAGTCGCATTTGGAATTGGAGAAGCATCTAATTGAGCAGCTTCAGTTTCTGGAGCTGTCCGCGCACGCGTTTGACAGGGGTTTTGAAGCTGAAGCAAAGCGAATGGCGGTAACGATCCGTGTTTTACTTCATGATACGCGAAACTCACATTCGCTTCTTGGGCAGCTAGGACTGAAGTCCAAATTATTCTGGGACCTTTCAATGCCGGCAATGCCAGTAATGCCAGGGCAGATGATGATGACGGGGATACCTTGCAGATTGGTCGGGATCGGACCAGGCCGAAGTGGGGCCGGCTACTTAGCACATCTGGATATGGTGCCGGAGCAGAAACAGATACCTTTCGACCAGTGGTGGACAGATATTGTATATACCGAGAACCTTACAAGCAGGTCTGCCGATGGCAAGTTCACAATGCAGTTACAACCGTTGGGTGCTAAAGTGAACACGCTCAGCCGATGTGATTTGGTACGTATTGTCACAGACCAGGATGGTGGGGCGCATGTCGATCCTGCAATTGATGAAAGATATGCAAAACTGTCGCGTGATAATGCGGCAGGCTGGACGACCGAGGTTCATGGAGTTCGCAGACCTATCAGTGGAATCGAGCTAGCATCTATTAGACAAATTGCCCATGAAGTTTTAAGGACGTTGAAGTAATCCCCTTTCTCGACTACCAGCCCATCCATTCGACGCAAAATCTGCATGCCTACGCATTAACCCCACCTCAACCTCCTTCTCGTTCTCCGCGTCTCTGCGTCTCCGCGGTAATCTCCTCTTTAAGAAATTCCCATCTCTTGCCAGAACGTGGGAGGGTTTTTTGATATAAGCGGGGCATGGACGATAAGGAACAAAAGCGCCTCGCTGAGGAAGAGCTGGACCGCAAGCTCGAGGAGCTAGATAAAAAGATATCTCCTGCATATCTTCGCAAGCGGCTCAAGCTCGCCCTTTACAAGAGGGTCGAGGACGGAGATCTCAGCGCGCTCACCGATATCAAGAAACTGGAAGCCCTAGAAGTTACCCCCGACGCCGCGCCCTCGGCGTCTCTCACACAGTCCGCCCCTTCCGCGGAAGGGGCGGGCGCTCCTCCCGAAGAAGAAGAGATCGGCATCCCGCAGCGCCTCCTCGTCAAGCGACACTACACCCTTTCTCCTGCAGCGATCGAAGCCCGCAGAAAAAACGCACAGTGCCGCAAGCCCGGGAATGAAGGCAACAAGAACGCCTGGAAGACCGGGCTCCATGCCCGTGATTTCATCGAAGGCCGGATAAAACCCTGCCTGTCCACGTGCCCCATCTATGACGATTGCGAACTCGTGTCAGACGGCTACACCAAGCCCGGAGGCATCTGCCTGGACAAGGCCGCGGTCATCACCACGTATTCCTCCATCATGGATGCGGTAAAGAACAAAAAGCACGACGAGTTCAATGAAGTCAGCGGGCTCTACGTCGCCGAGATCATGCACGTCGCACGCATGCTCATGGAAGATGTCATGCGCGAGGGAACCACGGTCAAGCGCGAGCGGTACGACAAGAACGGAGTGCTGCAGCTGATCGAATATGTGTCCCATCCGTCCCTCATGGCGCTCCCGAAGATCATCGCCGATCTCGGCCTCACCCCGCGCGAGATGAATATCACGCCCAAGGCGATCAAAGACGATAAAAACACCGAGGAGGCAAACAAGACCGCTGCCGGACTCATGAGCGACATGGCCCGCAGGATCCGCGATCGAGAAGGCCAGAAGGCAGGGGAGGGCGAAAACGAATGAGCCCTTCAGCTCGCCCCGTGCTTGATGCCGTCGAACCCATCTGCCTTGACGATCTCAGGAAGGGCATCATCGTCCCGCGCGCAGACTTCGAACGATGGCTGCAGGAGCACGACTGGACCTATCACCAGATCAGCAGGGGAGAGTTCCCCTCCTTCACGTTCGCCAATTACTATACCGAGCGATTCAAACGCCAGTGCCGTTTTAAGGACCTCGATGAATTCCAGCTTGCCTGCATCTGCAACGATCCCGGTCTCTGGGTCCCGTCGTTCCTTCGCGAGCCGGAAGATCCAGATCACCTCGATCCCTACACCCTCTGGGAATACCAGCTCGAGTCCATGCGCTGCGTGGGCCCCACCCTTCACAAGTGCGCTGCCGAGGTCGGCAAAACGCGCGAGATCGTGGCCTGGACGCTGTGGAAGAACTTCACCGTCCCCGGAGGCTCCGGCCTTGTCGGCGCACCGCAGCAAACGCACCTGGACGAGATCATCGAGGCCAAGCTGGAGCAGCTTGACTTCAATGAGGACCTGAAACCCTCGCTCATCAAGCACAAGAAGGTCCCGCATCACCGATTCCAGTGGGCCAGCGGGTTCAAGGAGTACTTCCGGCCCAGCGGCCACGACGGCGAGGCCTATCGAGGCGTGCACGTCCGCACCTACGGGATCAAGGACGAGGCCGCGAAAGACGATCAAAAAAAGCAGTGGTCGGAGTTCTTCCGCGCGCTCAAGCCCGGCTGCGTGCCCAAGTTCTACAGCGTGCCCGACGGCCGGCGCGACACGGAGTTCTACCGCATCAGCAAGATGGCCGAGGGCGCCAAGGACGCCGAGCAGTCCGCGGCGCTCAAGGCCGCATCGAAATACATCCAGTCCCTCAAGTACACGCTCTTTGCCTGGCCCAAGACCCTCATGCCGCCGCCCTACTGGACCCCGGAGCGCAAGGCGAAGTATATCGACGACTTCGGCGGTGAGGACTCCCCCGGGTACCAGCACAACATCATGGCGCAGGACGGCGATCCGGAGAACCCGGTCTTCCCCTGGAGCCAGTTCCAGTACGTGGTCAAGGAGGTCCCTGAATACCGCTGCCTCAAGGTCCTCGTGGACCAGAAGAACAACGAGGTCATCGTGCGCGGGTACAAGTTCGGGATCTCCGGCTACAACGGCGGCCCGGTACCGGAAATCACCGTGCTCCTGGATAGCACGTTCATTCTCAGGGACGGGCGCAGTGGTTTTTTTGAATACGAGCTTGTCTCCACGCCCGAGGGCGGGTTCGAGATGACGGAATCCGAATTCAGAAAAATCCTGAAGAGCTTCTTTATCCCAGTCCCCGGCATGAACCGGCTCGGAGGAGATTTTGGCTTCAGCCAGGACCCCACGGAGATCGTGGTCAAGAGCATCGTCGGAAAAGTGAAGACGATCGTCGCCCGGCTCCAGATGAAACACGTCACCTACGACATGCAGTGCCAGGCCTTCGACGCATTGGACGACATCTATTGCCTGCTGAACACCATCTCCGGCGGCACGGACCTGGGCAACGCCGGCAGCGCGGTCATGCATGACCTTTGCGGCCTGCCGCAGTATTCACATAAAGAGTACTCGGACCGGATCAAGGGCTTCCAGTTCGAAGGCACCACGGAGAACCTCGACGAGGACGGCGAAAAGATCCTCGACGCAAAAAACAACGAGCCGGTCAAGATCACGCTCAAAGAACTTTCCACGGACCACATGACCCGCCGTGTCCAGCGAATGACCGCAGTCTATCCTCCGGACACGGACATCATAACTTTTTACACCGGCCACACCTGCCGCGCCGGAAAGCACCGGATCTACGACAAGCACAACGACCACATCATCGACGCCGATCGCGCGGAGACCCTGGCCGACATCCTGGGTGTCGAGGTCGAAGATGCGTTTGCAAGCGGGAGCAGGGTGAGATGACCAGAATACGATTACGAACGGACTCACAGATTATCGCCGAAGCGAAAGCGCTGGGCAAGCCCACGGACAACGAGGAATGGTATGGGCCGAAGGCTGAGGTGGACGCGACCCCGGCCGCGCAGCCCGGTGATGCATGGGAAATAAGATGGTACAAAAAAGACGGCGAAGGACCGTTGGCCGGATATGCGATATGCTGCCCGAAGTGCAAGGCTATACATGCTTGGACCCAGGCTAACAACTGCAGCAAGCGGCCGGACAAGGGGCACTGTTCTCATTCCGGCGTGTCCTCATGTTGGGACTGGACCGGTTCCGCAGAAGCAGGAACGCTGACGGCGAAGCCCAGTTTGCTTTGTCACACATGCGGGTTTCACGGCTGGTTGACTGACGGAATTCTGAGCGAATGTTGATGAGGTGTCCATGACCAAACCGATCGAACAAAAACGCGAACAGGCCCGCATCCGCAAACAGCGCCAGCGCGCCCGGGAATCCGGGAAGGAGCCCCGCCTCTCCGGTTCGCAGATAACCACGGCAGGCGCCCAGGGTCCGATGACGCCATGGTTCACGGATTACGTGTTCCGTAAGGTGGACGGCAATTTCTACGAGGCCCTGCGAGAGGGGATCCCACTATTCGATGCCGCAGTGAGACGGCTTATCACCTTGAACGGCACGATCAAGATCATCGGCGAGAAGATGACCTGCGTTACAGCGCTGGAGGATTTTTGTCTGAGCGTCCCGGTCAACGACATGCAGAAGGGGATCCACGCCTTCAAGGAGAACGCCGAGAACGAGACCTTTGAGCAAGGCTTCTCCATATCTGAATTTCTGATGAACCAGAAGCAGGACGATATCGAGCGCCTGGTCGTTGCCGACAGCAAGCAGATCACCTTTCGCAAGAACGCCGCCGGCAGGATGGAGCCGTGGTTCCGCACCGGCACGCCGGCCACAACAAATTATACGATGCCCTCCGGCATCATCAATGAAATCATGAATGCCCGGTACGGGCAATCCCTCTCGTACAACGGCGTCGACGAGACAAGGCTGTCTCCGGACAATAAACTTTATTTCTCGATCAACAACGAGAACCAGAACCCCTACGGCGTCTCGCTGTTCCGGTCCACGGAATTCGTCGCCCAGGTCCGCGTCACGATCCAGAACAGCTTCAAGAACATCGCGGAGCGGTTCGGCGATCCCATGCACCACGTCCACTACAAGGGTAAGGCCGGGGAGAAAAATCTTGAGGACCGGAGAAAGACGCTGGAGAACGATTTCAAAAGCATCGTCACGGCCAAGCGCAGCGGGAAGAGCGGCGACCTCGTTACGGCCGGCGGTCCGGATTCGGATGTCTCGATCAAACTTATCGGACTTGACGGAAATATATATACGTTCGATATCCCGCTTCGAAATCTCACCGAGGAATGCGTGGCGAAGTTCGGTCTGCCCGCCTGGATGCTCGGCATCTATTGGAGCACCACGGAGCGCATGGCTACCCTCGAGGTCGAGATGGCCCTTGCCGACGCGAAGATCCGCCAGGCGGCCATGCTGCCGGAATACATCCGGTTGTTCTCAAACTTCCTCAAGCTTCGCGGCCTCTCCTGGAAGAGCATTACCACCTCGCTCGACCGGAAGGGAGACTGGGGCATCATCTTCGAGAGTCCGAACGTGCGCGACGTCGTTGCCCAGGCCCAGGCGCAATTTCTCCTTGCCGAGGCGGACAACATGCGCCGGGGCGGTACCGGGACGCCGAGCGCCACAACGGTGAATACTGCTACCCAGGTCCCGGCAGCCGGCGCCGCAAGCTTCGATATCAATGGCATGAAGTTTGAAATAAAAACTACTCCCGGCATTCAGGCGCCGATGCTCCCTGAGCCTGTAGCCTCTTCGCTCAAGGTAAAGGTTGATGAGCCCGATCATAAAGCATCATGCACTTGCGATCATCACTCAAAACTCAAAACTCCGAACTCACAATGCTCCTGCGGCAAGTCGCATTTTAAATCTTCAATCTTGAATATTAAATCGGTCGCGAAGGAACTGATGCGACCGGTCCCCTGGCCCCAGCTCGACGAATGGGAGCAGAAGTACGAACAGAACCTCAAGGACGACTGGCTGATCCTGCAGGAAAATTGCTTCGCCATCCTCGGCCTTAAGATTCCAGCGGCCGAGGGTCAATCGGCAAGCAGCAATGTTCAAGGTTTAAAAATTAAACCGGGAGTTTATTCTCCCTCCGCGCCTCCGTTTATGGCCGCGCCTTCGCAAGAGCAGGCTACGGTTCCGCGTGAAATCAAAGCCTTCTCCTTTGATGATGCTCAGCGCGCCGCGCTCCTGAAGACGCTCAAGGAATACCTCGGCTGGTACGATCCCGCGAACGAAGACAGCTCCATCACCTGGTACTACGCCCAGGCCTACAGCGCGGGCCTCATCCAGGCCGCAAACATGGTCGGCAAGGAAAAGCCGCTCCTCGACATTCTCAAGAACCAGGAGATCTACGCAGACCTCGTGACGAACGGGTTCCAGCTCGTCAAGGACAATGCCACGCGTGTCATCCGCAACGAGGTCATGGACCAGATGGAACTCGGCATGACCCAGGGCGTCAATCCCCGGGACGTGGCCCGCACCCTCTCCGATATCTTCGATGCACAGAACTCGGACTGGGAGCGTCTTGCCCGCACCGAGATGTCCGGCGCGGCCGAACGCGCAAAGCTGGATGAGTGGAAAGAGCGCGGGGTAGATGTCTCGAACGCCGTCACAGTCCCGGTGCATCCCCGCTGCCGGTGCAGCACCACGGTTGAAGACGACGGCAAGGGGAACTTCCGGGCAGTCTTCGCCCCGGCGCCGGATGCCTGCCCCTGGTGCCTATCGTTGCAAGAGGGCGATTAAAAAAATTCCCATCTCTTGCCAGAACGTGGGAGGGATTTTTGATATACCAAATCATCGTCACAGGAGGATTCCATGGACCCGAAGAAAACAAGCAAGGACCAGCCCGACGAAATAGCAGCACTCAATCACATCATCTCATTGACGGACCCGAAGGAGATACAGACGTTCGTAAAAGGAGAACCCCGCGAGGGGCTCCTCGATGCGGCGGCCGCCCGCATCAATGAACTGAAAAAGCAGGGCGAACAGCCCGGCCCCATCACGCAGGAGACGCATGAGTTCAAGGGACCCGGCGTGGAAGGCATAAAAGACGGGGGTCAGGGGTCAGGGGTCGGGATTCAGAAAACCGAAATACTCACCGGCTCCGACATCATCGAAGAAATCGACGAGGCCGATCAGGCCAAGGCGGACGATGCGGAGAAAAAGGACGCTGCGCTCAAGGCCGAGCAGGACAAAGCGAAAGAGGCGGCTGCGCTCCCCAGGAACTACGTCACCGGCGAAGACGTGATCAAGTCCCTGCGTGCAAAGGGTCACAAGATATGAAAACGACCTTCAACGATATCAAGGGCCTCAAGAAAGACGCGGCAGCCATCGAGAACGTGGGCGGCGTGAAGCAGCTCAAGTTCGCCGGGTTCAAGCTCTCTCCCACCAAGCCCACCGAAGAGCAGATCTCCAAGATCAACCAGTTCACCCGCCGGGAGTTCAAGGCGGACGAGCTCTATATCGGCCAGATGCGCCTTGCAAACAACGCGATCGACCGGGACAACGAACGCTTCAGCGAAGAGGTGGTCCAGCGCTTCGTGGATACTACCCTCCGCAAGACCATGCTGCTCAATCATGACCGGACCGCTGCCACGGGCAAGTTCTTCGACGTGGAGCTGGAGAAGATGCCGTTGCAGCAGGCCATTGCCGAGACCGGCGAAAACCTGAAGCTCCCGGACGGCATCACCGAGGTCTGGTTCCATTCCCCCTGGTTTTTCATTCCCGTCGAAGGCATCGATCCCAAGGAGCTGGTCAAGATCGACGCCGGCATCTATGACTGGGCCTCGATCGGGTTCCGCGCCGAAACCCTTCGCCCGGTCATGGACAAAGAAGGGAAGCCCCTGTTCTGGGAGTATCACGGATCCGGAGAATCAACCGAGATGACCGAAGGCTCGCTGGTATACCTCGGCGCGCAGTACGGCATGGGCGTAAAGGACGCCAGCGGGGGCACAGCTCCCGATAACCATAAAGAACCAGATCCGGAGCAGACGTCGGAAGCTTCGGAAATATCCACAACTCAAGGAGGATCGAAACCCATGACACTGAAAGAAATGCAGGAAAGAATGAAGGGCTTTTTCGGCAGAACCTTTTCCGAGGAGAACATCTTCGATGAACTCAAGGTGGCCATCGCCGAAAAGATCACGGAAGCCGAGAGCGCCGTCAAGAAACCGCTCGAGGATAAGATCAGGGAGCTTCAGCCCCTGGCAAACGACGGCAAGGCATATCGCGCCGGTCTGGTAAACGAGTACGTCGGCTTGAAGGTGAAGCTCGGCGAGGCCTCGGAAAAGCCGGAGAACCAGGACGCCGTCAAGGAAGTTGTCGCGAACTACCCGATCGATTTCCTTCTCGGCGAGATCAAGCTGCTCAAGGCCCGGGTCTTTGAAAAATTCCCGACAACGTCTCAGCTCTCGGGATCGGCCACAGAGCGGGATGGCAGCAAGAGCAAAGTGAACCCGTTGGTGCCTCAGGAAGCCAAGGCATAAGGCAAAGTTCCGCTTTTTGAATCTTGAATTTTAAATCTTGAATTTGTTTTTAATCCACTAAGGAGGAACTCTACCATGGCAACAGGAAATATCAGGAGCGATCTCGCTCATATCCGTACCCTGAAATATACGAACAGCAACGCGGTCGCAGACGGCGATGTTGTTTTGATCAACGGCCACGTGTGTGTCGCAACCGCCGCCTATGCTGCGAACGCTGAAGGCCTCTATGCCTTCCGGGCGCGCGTCGAGCTTCCCAAGGAAGCGCCCCTCGTGATTGCCGTCGGCGATATTGTCTACTGGGTAGCGGCAAACAGCAACGTCAACAAAACAGCGTCCGCCAACACCAAGGTCGGCATCTGCGTTGAAGCGGCGGCATCGGCCGACACGACCGTGCTCATCGAAGTGATGGAAAACAGGTAGCATCAGTCCTCGCCTATTTCCTGATGAGATAGCGAGAGCAATCAATCAACCAAGGAGGAACCCCGAAAATGAAAGTCTACGGACGCGATATATTCAACTGGAAAGCGATCAACGAGGTGAAGCCCGAGGAGCGCAAAGACCTCATCGTCGACGCCTTCAGCCACTTCATCAAGTCGATCCATGCAACACCCGTCACCGGCCAGAAGCTCGGCCCGGACGCGAACCTGCAAGGCCAGATCCCGGTGTCGTTCGTCATGTCCGATACCCTCAAAAGCCCGGACCGCGGCTATGAGCTGCTGTTCGACGAGATCGACATGCGCCAGAGCACGAACAACACCTTCGACCTCGTCGGCATCTCCGGCGGCGTGACGTTCTTCCAGCAGGCCCCTGGCGAAGAGGCCAAGCTCTCGAAGATCCCGACCTCGGCGCTCACCGCCGTCAGCATGATCCGCTTCACCGGCGGCTTCAACATCCTGGACGACTGGCTCCGGTTCAACCAGTATTACAAGATCGACCAGCTCGCGGCCGACACCGTCCGCAGGTGGTACGACAAGCGGGCGACGATTTTCTACGGCCTGATGACCGCGCTCTCGTCCGGTATCAACCAGGCCTTCGCGACGGACGACGCCACGACCATCAACAACGCCTGCGTGCAGATCCTTCTGGACCTCGCCGCAGCCGGCTACACCGTTGACGAGAACTCGCAGTTCGTCATCACCTGCAATCCCGCGCAGCGCCAGCGGATATTCAAGGCCCTGGCCGCGTCGTTCATGGCGCCGAACACGAACATCAACCAGGTCACTTTCAACATCTCGTCCGTGATCACGACCACGAAGGTGGCGAATACGACGTATTACGTCAGCCTTCCCGGCGTGAAGAACCAGCGCGGCGAGTGGGAGGACCTGAACGCCCGCGCCCCGCAGCGCAACGAGCTCATGCTCGGCGCCGCGCACGTCTGGACCGGCGGCTACAACGGCATCGTCGGCGAAGCGAAACAGCATCGGAGATGCGCGCTGTCCTAAACTGAAAGGCAGGGTTCAGGGCTCAGGGTTACGGGTACAGGATTAAACCTGATTCCTGGGCCCTGGCCCTGATCTCCTGATTTATCCATGGCCCGTCCTTACTCAACCCTCGATGATTGGAAAAAAATTTGCCCGGAAGAGACCATTCGAAGGCTCACGGTCGACCCCGGAGATTCCGCTTCCGTGATCGACGAAACGAGGGTCTCTGAGTGCATTGCGGCAGCGGACGGAGAGATCGAGCCATACCTGGAAGCCGCCGGGTGGACCATTCCGCTGGGGACCGTGCCGGACCTGATCAGAAACTTTTCGGCAACGATCGGGATCTATAAAGCGCATCAACGCAAAGTCGCAGAGGTACCGAAGTCCTGGCGTACCGCCTACACGGACGCCATCGCTTATCTCAAGGACATCCGCGATGGCAAGATGAAGCTGCCGACCTCAGGCACAGCCCCGGGTGACGTCATCGCAGATTTCGCCAGCGGGTCTTTAATAACGGATCATTTTTCTTAACGAGGCGTCGATGTTGGTTCTCACCGCCATAGTTGAAAACGACAAGATCGTCCTGAACGGCCTGCAGAACGTCGCCCGGGAAGTTCCGGATGCCGTCAGGTCCGGATTCAACCGCATCGGCCCGGGGATCTTCGCGGAGGCGTTTCAACTCCTGAACGGCCCCGGCAGGCCGCAGGTGCGGCTCAGGGACACAGACAGACAGAAGGCGACCCGCCCGCGCGGACAGTTCGCCCAGCTCGGGGCCCGGCCCGGATCGTATCCCCCGGTACCGTCCATCTCCGGAAACCTCAAGAGGCTCCTCGGCTGGGTAGGCCCTGGCGAATCGAAAGGGGACTTCACCGCCGGAGACCTGGATTTAATTCTCTTCGACAGCGCCGACTATGCATCCTTCATCTTCGAAGGCAAAGGATCTTCATCCAAGTACGGCGAGCGTCAGGCGATTCAGGACGGCATGGAAAACTACGGCGGGGTGGACAAGATGGCCCAGGTCCTGGATGAGGAAATACAAAAAACGATCGACAAGGAGTCGCATTGATAACCTGGGCCTGGAGATCTTGCCGAACCTGCTGGTTTGATAGAAGACAAAGTGTGCAGCACGCATCCATGGTCATGGCAGTTGTCCTGATGATCATCTCGTTCATTGCCATAGCCTATGCCGCCGGCGAAGAAAGCCTGAAGGAACACTCGGTCGTCATCATGGATGTAATGGCATACATCATCATTGCCCTTTTTACGGCCCTTGTCGGTTTAGTGCTCTGGAACATCCTGGACATGAAAAACACGATTCGAGAAAACCACAAGGAAATAACAAAAGAGATGCGGAAGTACGTCAAGATCCAGATCCACAACGCGATCTGCGATCACCAGATCGAAACGGAACAAGATTGATCCGCCTCACCTGGCATAGAGATTGCCCGATGTGCGGAACTCGGTTGACGAAAGAAGATCCCTTGGAAAAGTTCATTTGCCCGCACTGTAGATGGAAAGGGTAAGGAAATGTACACATTGTATTCATATCCCATATTAAGCCTGGCCGCTCTCATCATTCTTTATCTCTGGTTCCGCTGCGCCATGTGGTACCTCCGCAATAAACACCGGATACAGGAGGCAAGCGGCATCGGCCGGGTCCTTATCGAGATCGGCCTCATCCCCGGCGTGCTTCTCGATGTCATCGTCAACTGGACCATCGGCACCGTCCTGGGTCTTGTCTGGTGCTGGACGCTATCTGAAAAACTCTGCTACATCCGGCAGCATCCGAAATTCGGATTCAACTGGCAGCACAGGTTCGCGGACTGGGCCTGTGCAGAATTGAACAAGTGGGACCCTTCGCACAATCACTGTTAAGAGGGAGAGCATGTATATGTACCAGCCGAAGTTAGGAAAGGCCCCAAAGAGACACGACCACCGCAACCTGATCCTGGCGCGATATCTTCCGGCAAAGTTGCCGACACCGCCATCGAAGATTGACCACGCGACCAAGCTGCCGGCCGACATCGGCATGATGGGCAACGATAAATACGGGGACTGCACGATCGCTGCAGCGGGCCACATGGTCCAAAGCTGGACGCTGTATGCCGGCCGCGGGATGAAGACCATCCCGGACGCGGACATCCTCAAGGCATACTTCGCGCTGTCCCCGAACGACGAAGGCTGCAACATGCTCGATGTACTCAACTACTGGCGAAAGACTGGCATCGGCGGGGACAAGGTGGAGGCATTCCTCGAAGTCGGCCCGGCGGACCTCACCATGCTGAAGCTCGCCATTGAATATTTCGGCTCGGCATACGTCGGCCTGTCTCTTCCGGACGAGAACACGTTCGGTCCCTGGACCACCCCGACCGGAGCTCCAAATCCATACAACGGACACGCCATCAACGTGGATGACTATGACGATGACACGCAGGAGCTGATCTGTTCAACGTGGGGGGCATCGCAGTTCAGGATGTCATACGCCTGGTATAAGAAGTACAACGACGAGGCCTATGCGGTCTTGAACGATATCATGCTGACCCAGGCCTCCGGACTATCGCCCGAGGGATTCAACTGGGTGGCCCTCCAGGACGACCTTGCTCACATCGGAGATCCGGTCACGCCCCCGGTCCCGGCGCCCACACCTGAGCCTACACCAACACCGACGCCGGTACCGGTCACTCCAAGTAAGTTCTCCATAACAACAGTTAAGAACCCGAACTATACCGTGCTGTTCGGCGGTGTTGCGCAGACTCCCACGCATCCTCAAGGAGTAGAAGCGGCGCAGCATGCGGCGAACCTGAAGATGGCGAACCCGGCGATCGAGGTGCTGATCGACATCTCCGGTCGCTGGAAGGTGACAGTGAAATGAAGCTCGAGATTTTATTGGATCCGACTAAGCAGCTTTTCGCCAAATGCCTTTTCGCCAATGAGGTGGAAGGGGACATATCGCTCGCCTATAAATTCAGCGACCCTGACGGCGTCAGGACGGGAAAGAGCGGATGGTCGTTCGGCATCGTGCAGTTCGACATCAACAACAACCCGAATGCCATCCTCGCCTTGCGTGAGATGAACTTCACCACGGATGAGATTACCGGATTAAAGGCGCAGACGATTGCCGATATGGAGGGAATGGACATCAAGCTCTTCTCGAATAAAGATATCGTCGATCTATGGGACCGTAAGCAGATCAATGAGTGCCTGTCCTGGCCGCTCTCCCTCTGCAATGAGGCCGGAGCGGATTTTTCATCGGAAGAGACCTTCATCCACATCGCCGACTATCACAACCAGTTCGGCATGTCGCGCGGCGGCAAGATGCACTCATGGATCAAGGGATTATCCGGGACCCTGATCTATCCCGAGATGGTGCGCAATTTCAAATACTCGACCAAATACGGGAAAGAGCAACTCGCGAAGAAAAATCCCTCGAAGGACGACGTAAAGCGCAGATACGACAATATCGTGCGCATAACACGAAGTGAATGATTCCGCAAATGAAGCACGGGATGATATCTGTCCCCGTTGCGGCGGAAAAATAAAGTTTATTGTTCATCGCTATTTATTCAAGGCCCGCTGTGAATGCTCACCGAAGCTCTGGGGCCTGGGAGAGTCAAGGGCGATCGCCCGTGACTGGTTATTGTTTTACATGAACGGAGATGCTTAATGGAGTGGATCAAGGCAATTCAGTTGTTTATAGAACTGGCATTAATAATATGTCTATTTTTTTTGGTTCACAAAATTACCTTGATCCCCGGTCTTGGTGAATATATCAAGATAATGTTTTCAGAAGACAATAAGCCCAGGCCATCATACGGCAAGCATGGGTCTTTCATAGCTATCCTGGCATCGGTGGCATGGGTATCCTGGATTGTTTACAAGACGAACGTCATTCCCGATCTCGGTGGCATATGCTTCTTTATCGGAACGCCGTATGGATTGTCAAAAGGCATCAATGCTGTCCGCAAGATTAAAGAGGCGCAGAATGGACCAACTTAAAAAATACGGGACCTGGGCGATCGGCGCAGTAGTCGTTCTGCTGCTCCTATACGGCGTGTTTCTGGTTCGCCAGTGGATGCGCGGAAATCAAGGAGCAGTCCTTCCGAGCGCCCCTGTCGCTGAACATGAGGTGAAGCCCGGCATTCCGATCAAGGCCAAGGACAAACAGGCTTTGAAGCAACGCGGGGAGATCTCAAGCGCGGTGGCATCGGACGGCACAAAAGAGATAACGGCCACCGGCACCAAGCAGGATGCGACCGGCACAACGCATGTTGCCAGCGTGCTCGATACCCAAACCGGCGAGAGTGTGATCATTCAGCAGCGCCCGATGGCGGAGTTCATGGCAAGGAATGCGATCGGACTGGAAATAGAATTGAACCCTCGTGGGGTAAGCAAAACAGCATACTACGACAGAACCTTCGGTCGGGTATGGGATTTCTACGCGTCTGGAGGGGTAGGACTTAGAAACCGAGAAGATGCCACGAATGAATGGTTGATCAGAGCGAAAGCGGAGTTGAGGTTTTAATTTCAAATTTCCAATTTTCACTCTCCACTTTCCAATGGAGCAAAGCGACCTGACATGGATTTCGAACAAACAGAAGACGCGATCATCCCGGCCCTCACCGCAGGCATGGTTGACTCCATTACAGGGTTGGCCTACCTCGGCCAGCCTCCCGAGACCTACGGCGGCCAGCTGCAGGGAGAGATCGAACGGCTGCCGATCAACTTCCCGGCGGTGTTCGTGGTCTTCGAAGGCGGGCCCCTGAGCTGGGTGGACGGAAAGAACTTCAAGGAAGACGACACGTTCACGGTCCTTTGCTGCTCCAGCGACGTGCGCGGGACAGGGCCGCTCAGGAAGGACGCAACCTCCGGCTGTTACCGGATGATCAAGGATGTGCTCAAAACGCTGTCCGGAAAGAACCTCGGCATCGATATCTATCCGCTCCAGCCGGTTAGCATCTACCCGGTGATGATCACAAATACCGTCGCCGTCTACGGCGTGAAGTTCAAGACGTGGTTCGACTCAACGTATGGATAGGTCGCATTCGCTCCATTGGAAAGTGAAGATTGAATATTTTAAATTTAAAATTTCCAATTTCCAATCATCAATTTGCAATTCGGCGCAAGCCGCATAGGAGGTCCCAATGGCAACCATAACAGTCATCGCAAAGATCGGCAATACGTTTCATCCGAAATACGGCGCCCTGGTGCAGGGCCAGGAGCTCCAGATCGAGGAAGCAGACTTCGGCGACGAGATCTTTGAAAAACGTTCAAGCAACGCAGTAGACGTAGCCTCGCCCCTTGCGGGAGAGGTTGGTGAGGGGACGGCCCTGGCCGACAAATCCTCTCAATCCAAAAACTCGAAATTCAAAAAGGAGGCTTAAACCATGAGCGGAGTAAGCGGAGTAGAACTCAAAGCAGCGGCAAAGAAGGCGACAACGTGGGGCACGGCGGTGGCGCTCGGCGCGAACAACGGGTTTTTGTTCAGGCCGACCAGTGTCGTGAAGGACGCAGGCGTCAAGGTAGACGACTCTCTCGGCACCTTTGTGTCCAAGGACGGCACGCCCGGACAGATCAAGGTCGAAGGCGCCATCCCGGAGTATCTGCGATATGACGGGTTTGACCTGTTCATGGCGCTCTTTCTTGGCATCGCCGGGGCCCCGGTGCAGCAGGGAGCGTCCACGGCCTATGCTTTCGCATACAAGTGGCTGATGAGCACGGACGGCCTGTTCGCAACCTACGCCAAGCACATGAAGAACTACATCGAGGAGCACCCCTCCCTCAAGATCGCTGGCTTCACGCTCAAGGGGCAGACCGGGGATGCGCTCGAAATCTCCTTCAATGTCATCAGCCAGAACATGGTCGTGGATTCGATCGTGAACACGCTCACGACGTTCAACAACGTCACGAATTTCGAAGAAGCGAACCGGGTGAAGTTCTCCGAAGGCACGTTCCGCATGAACGATCAGAGCGCGATCGCGCTTGCCTCCGGGGACAAGATCTATCCCTCCGCCTTCGAGCTCACGGCCACGCGCAAGCTCAGGGGCGTCTACGGCCAGTATAAGACCGCTGCCCCGAACGTCCAGGACCTGATCGACGAGCCCACGAACGACGGGCCGCCCGAGATCAAGCTCAAGCTCACTTTCCCGCGCCATACCAGCGTGACGTATCTCTCTGCCCTCGGCGCCGACACGCGCAAGAAGTTCGACATGAGCTTCACCGGCGGCCTGATCGCGTCCACGTATTACCGGAACATCACGCTCCCGTTCCCGCATCTGCAGATGCTGAACGACAAGCCCGCCGACGCTGCCGGCATCATCCAGGAGCCCCTTGAGTTCCTGGTGCACGGGGCCTCGATAGCACCTGCCGGCATGACCGGGATCACCGACCCCTTCTGGGTAACCGGCATCAACCGGCTGGCCACCGACCCGCTGGCGTAAGAACTATTACCGCAGAGACGCGGAGACGCGGAGAAAACCTTTAAGCCTTTGGATTTAAGACAAGGGCATAGAAGTTGACCTTCTCAGCGTCTCCGTGTCTCCGTGGTGGATATAAATTCATTTTATTAAAAGGAGGTTTTATGAGCGACGTAGCGGTATTCGATGACGAACGAAAGAAGTGGCTTCAGTACGACAAGGACACGGAGGTCCTGATCAAGCACATCAGCAAGGAAGAGCTGAACGAGATCAGCGACAAGTCCAAGAAAGAAGCAAAGAAGACCGGACAGGATTTTTCGCAGATACATAATCGTCGTTTCGGGAACGCCTCTGTCCTCGGATGGAGGAAAATAAAGGTTGTCGATCCCGAGCATCCTGAAGTTGTCCCTGCGGAGCACCCGGGCTTTACCATAGGCGGAAAGCCCCTTCCGTTCACCAAGGAAAATCTTGCCATGCTCATGGCGAAGAGCCTCAAGTTCAGCAACTTCGTGAACGAATCAGCCCTGGACGCCGAAGAGTTCATCGACGGAGTCGAAGAAACAAAAAACGCCTCATAGCTTACCTTCGGGCGAAGCGGGACTTCCCCAAGGTGAGCTGCGAAAAATGCGGCGAGGCGATGCAGATCGACGGTACGGATCCTCCCTGCTTCGCTAATTCATCCTCTCCCCTTGAGGGAGAGGACCGAGGTGAGGGGGGGCTTCCTGGTGTCAACTCCTGCTGGATCCCGCCGCTCGATGAAGCCGGCGGCCGCATCATGGAGATAAGAAATAAATTGATCACGCTTGGAGAACGCGTAGGCCCCGATACCATCATAAAGATGTATGAGGTAACCAAAGAAGACCTGGCCTTACTGGAATTTGTCGAGACTGAATTAAAGCCGAAGGATACTGAACCCTGACCCCTGCCCTTTCCATCCTTTCCCACCCGTCCCGGCGTTTACGCAAGAGCCGGGATCAGGGGGAGAGGGTAGGGTGAGGGGTGGTTTGAGTGGAGCGCAAGCGACATGGCCGAAGTCAAATTAACCATATCCGGCGAAGACAAGTCCGGCCCAGCTTTACAATCCGCCCAAAATACCGCGAAGTCCGCCTTCGACTCCATAGGCAACTCCGGTGTCCAGGCCTCGAACATGATCAAGTCCGCCTTCGATGCCCTGGGCATCCAGTCCGCGGCCGACATGGACCAGGCCAGGAACAGGATCAACAGCGCATTCGACGCAATCAAGAATTCCCACGCCTCGACGCAAAGCGAGATCATAAGGGCCGAGGCTGCACGCGCCAAGGCCATCGAAGATATCGACAAACAGAACTTCGCGACGCGCACAAGCCTGCTCGACAAATTCAAAGAAAACTGGATAGCGATAACGGCCAGCATCGCCGCGGCCTGGGCCGCAACGGACTGGCTGCGCGGGAATATCGCAATGGCATACGATGCGGAAGTTGCCTTCAATAAACTCAAGATACAGATAGAAGGTCTGGGTATCGCCTATGCATCGGTAGCGCCCTACATCGACGTCGCAATCGACAAAACCGCCGAATATGCCCGGGTCCAGGATGAGGATGTCGCAAAGACCCTTCAAACGCTTATCTTTCTCTCCGGCAACCTGGACGGCTCCATGAAAAACCTGAATCTCACCTATGATCTCGCATATCAGAAAGGGATCAGCACGTCGGAGGCCGCCACCCTCATCGGCCGCGCCATGACGGGAAACGTGGAAATGCTCGGCCGATATATTCCCGAATTGCACAATCTCACCCAGACCTTGGGTGAAAATGCCACTGAGGCCCAGAAGATATCTTATTTCTACGCCCTGATGAGCGACAAGGTTGTAGATGCGACAAAAAATATTACCGAGCATGAAAAACAAGTGCGGTCATTGACCAAGACCTGGCAGGATTTCAGGCAAGGGTTCGGCGGTGTTTCAATTGAATTTCTCGGCGCGGCCGTGGAGCTATTTTCACTCTCTGCCGCGCAAGAGGATTGGGCAAAGGCGCTGGGCCACTCGACGAACGTAAGCGCGGAGGCGTCCGCTGCCGCGACGAAAAATGCCGATGTCCAGGGCAAGGCCTTCGGAGAATGGGTTTCTTCCATCAATGCTGTGGATAACAGTCTTATCGGCATGAAAACCGCTAACCTGGAGGCCAGTATAACCGCCGAGAAAAGCGCAGGTACTCAAACGACGGCAATCTTTTCCATTGCCAATGCGTTCGGTGATTTTACGGTGGGTTATGAGGCGAATACAGCGGCGGCTGATAAAAACGCAGCTGCTCATAAAAATACCTCTGCCGAACTTGCCGCCGAGACAAAAGCCATAAACGATGCGGCCCTTGCCCTCGAAAAGTTGTCGCCCCCGACAGCCGCGCAGGAATCAAGCGCGCTCTCGAACCAAACCGCCTTTGCTTTAAAGCAGCTCGATGAGCAGCATTCGCAGGGACTCATATCAGAGGAGAAGTATTATTCCCAGCGCGAGGGGATCATCGAGGACGCCTATTCCCGTCAATGGGACATTGAAAGCAGGGAATACGACCGCATCGCCGCCCAACAGAAAAAGGTCGATCCGACCAAGGAATATGGAAAATGGCTGGATCTGGGTGCTTCCCTTATCCAGCAGAATACTAAACTGGAGGATCTCAATGCCGGTTACGATATCGATCATCTGACCGACGCCTATAACTATCTTCAGGCCATCGAAGCCGAACAGACCCGCCTGCTCAAGCAAGCCCAGGACATAGCCGCCGTCGAGCTGCACACCGAGGGATTGAAGATCGACACCATCGACAATATCTGGGACAAACAAACGGCGCAGATGGAGCAGGCATACAAAGATCAGAAAAAAGCCACGCAAGACCACATCGCCGATGCTTACAATGATCAGAGTAAGTCCGTTCATGACAGCTGGGAGCTTATTGCTGCCTACAATACGGATCTTGCCGAGCTGGAAAAAAAGCACGCCCATGACTCGATCGCCCTCGACCAGCAAATAGCAATGGCAAAAGCAGAGATCGTCTCCACATCCATCGGCCAGATCGGCCAGCTCCTGATGACCGGAAATAAGAAGGAATTCGAGGAAGGGAAGGCTCTCGCGGAGACAGAGGCAGCGGTCAACGCTGCCCTCGCCATCATCAAGGCCTACGGGCAACTGGGACCGGTATATGGGGCCGTGGCCGCGATAGGTCTCACCGCGCTGCTCGACAAACAGATCAATGCAATAGAAAGTCAGCAGTACTCGGGAAAAGCCGAAGGCGGGGAGATCTCTGGCGGAACTCCCGGGGTTGATTCCGTCCTCGCCCTGTTGACGCCAGGAGAGATCGTTCTTAAAAAACCTGCCGTCGATTATTACGGTCGTGACAAGATGCTGGGGTACAACGACATGACCCTACCCCGCTTTGCCGACGGCGGCGTGGTCGGAGACGCCTCTTCTTACGCAAGCGGCAATGTGGTTGATCTGGCTGCCTACAAGGCACAGAAGGTCCAGAAAGAACAGCTTGAGGCCACGGACTCCCTTATTGATGCGGTACAGCAGAACACAGCGGCCGTCACAAAGGTCGCCGACGGGCTGACGACCATCTCAGGGGTATTCTCTGCGGTAGCAAACTATTTTTCAGAACTTCCCGGTGTCGGGGGAGATGCCACAGCTTCGAAACGAAACAATGAACTGAGCACGATCTACAGCACAAAAGGGGATGTATTTAAAGTTTCTATCGACACTCTTGACCTCACCAATACTCTCCAGGATTTGTATACCTCAGTTAAGGATGCGTTCTCGGGGGACAGCAGTTTCTCTATTGGCACTGCGGTCAAGGATTCGCAAACCCTCACCGACATAAAGAATCTCATGGAAAACGCGGGAATCATGGGAGGGTCTCAATCGAGCGGCGGCGCAGGCATCACCCTCGGCTATTCAGGCGGGCAGCTCCAGGCATCACAATACTCTATTACGAATACCGAAGGGGGATGGTTCGGGAGTGATAGCTCTGATACCATTACGGCCGCATTAGATGCAAAGGTCCAGGCCCTTTTAGAGGACACGGTATCCAAGATCAAAGATTCTGCCACGAACGCGGCCTTGGCCCTGGGGCAAGTCACCGACGGGATAGATTCAGCATCCCTGGCGGCATCCAATCTCGACTTATCGGGGCTCTCAAGTGAAGATGCTTCGGCGGCCGTAGAGGCCTGGATGAAGGACCTCGCCAATACCTTCGCGGACGGCATCTCCGGACTTGATGCGCTTACTCAGCCTGGCGAGGATTCCTACGACGCCCTCATCCGCCTTTCCGAGGCCCTGCAGGCTGTAAATACCGCAACTGAAAACTTCGGCGGAACCGCAATGGAAGTCTCACTCTCCAGCGCAGACGCCGCCTCATCCCTCGTGGACCTCATGGGGGGGC